GGCCACCATGTGCCAGGCGGTGTAGCCGTCCTGCGTGTGCTTTCGGACGTTGCTGTTGATCAGGGTTTGAGCGCTGTGCATCTGTCTCTCCTTGCGCCGAACCGTTCAGCGCTGGACGCACTGTAGCAACTGCAACTTGTTTGCGCAAGCCCCTTGCAAACAATTTTTCCATGTGCCATCATGACACCATGGACAAAAACACTGCAATCAAAAAGGCAGGCGGCGTGCAAGCGCTTGCCAAGCTGCTAGAGATCAGCCACCAGGCCATCTATGCCTGGCGCAGCGAGGTGCCGAAACGGAGCTTGCTGGTGCTGCAGCTCCGACGGCCTGAGTGGTTCAAGGGGCGCAAGTGATGCGCGCTGTCTGTACGCCAGCCTACCAAGGCCGTACACTGCTTTCTCGGAACCCGGCTAGTGCAGAAGTCATGAGCTGCGCGAAAAGTGACCCCCGCACCTGCCGGTGCTTCTTTCTCGGGGGACTACGGGGCAAAACATGTCGTTTGCATTCCTGCCGCTGTACACGGGGGACTATCTCCGTGACACGCAGCACCTGTCGTGCTCTGAGCACGGCATCTTCCTCAAGCTCCTGATGCACTGCTGGGACCAGCGCGGCCCGGCGCCACTTGACGAGCGCAAGCTGTCGGGGATCGTCAACGCACGCAGCACCGACGAGATCGAAGCCATGCGCCGCGTGCTGGGTGAGTTTTTTATCCGCATGGATGACGGCCACTACAACAAGCGCATGGCCGAGGAAGTTGCCAAGGCCGAAGGCTTGTCTCAGGTGTTCCGCGAGGCGGGGCTAAAAAGCGCCAACGTCCGGCGAGCCAAGGCTAGGGCAGGGTATGCGGCAAAGGCTGAAGCTAAGTTGAACCTAGGTTCAACCTTGGTTAAACCTACCTTAAACCAAGGTGCAACCAAGGCTGAAGGTAGGTCGGAACCCCCACCCCCACCCCCACAACTACAACCAAATACAGAAATACCAAGCACGCTAGCGCGTGCTCCCGCTCGACCGGTGGTCGAAGCGGCGCCGACAGCGACTCGGCATGACTGTCCGCACAAGCAAATCCTCGAGCTGTGGGCAGAAGTGCTACCCGCGTTGCCGCAGCACACGCCGTCGCTGTGGAAGGGTGCCAGAGCCGAGCATCTGCGGGCCAGGTGGCGCGAGACAGCCGATGAGAAAGCATGGGCCACCACGGATGACGGCTTGGCCTACTTTCGCAAGCTGTTTGGCTTTGTCGGTAAGTCGGCGTTTTTGACGGGCCGGGTCAGGCCGCGAGATGACAAGCCTGCGTTTGTCTGCGAGCTGGCGTGGCTGGTGTTGCCGCAGAACTGGGCCAAGGTGCTTGAGGGCAAGTATCACCAGACGGAGGCCGCATGAAGCGCACCAAGTTTGATGAGATCCACGATGAGAAGGTCGCAAACGAGTACCTGGCAGCGCATCGCACGTGCATGATCTGCGGGCACATGACGCCGAACAAAGTAATCGACGAATACGGTCGTTGCTGGCCGTGCTTTGACGACTACTGCAGGCAAGTCCCTGGGTCTGATCGCCGGCTAAACAAGCAGGATCGCGTCAAGCTACTGCAGGGCATGCAGAACATGACATCGGCTGGCTCGAGTGCAGCCGTGGTCAGGCGGAACCTGCTTGCGCTGGATGCGTCTGGAAAGCGCCTGACGCCAAGCCAGCAGCACGTGCTGGACTGCTGCACCCGGCATCTTGATGCAAGGATGCCCAGAGAGAGCCAGGACATGATGGCGCCGATATACGGCGACAAGCCATGACCACCGACGACGAGCTGCAGATTAAGCGCCCGGCCTGCATGGGCGGCTGGTGCCACAAGCGGAACATGTGCCGCCACCACGACTACCACGCCGACGTGAGCCGTGATTGGGTGGTTGAACGCTTGTGCAGCAGGAGCACGACGGACCAGTTTAGCCCGATCATTGTGGCGGCGTTTTCGGCCTGGATCGCGGCCAGCAGCTTCCCGGTGGGGATCGAATGACCGGCGCCAGCGAGCACCAGATTCAGGCCGCGTTTGTGCAGTGGCTGGGCACCCAGCGCATCCCTGGCCTAGAGACGGCCCACGCTATCCCCAACGGCGGCGCCAGGCATCCGGCAGTGGGCGCAAAGCTCAAGGCCGAGGGCGTCAAGGCTGGCGCGCTGGACTGGCAGTGGCCCAGCCCGCGCGGTGGCTTTACCGGCCTTGCCATCGAGTTTAAGGCTGGCGACGGCGTGCCCAGCAAAGAGCAACGCGAGCGCATCGGCGCCCTGCAGCGTGAGGGATGGTGCGTTGTGGTGTGCTGGGACTGGCCAGCCGCCGCCCGAACGGTTCTTGGTTATGCGGCGTTGCCGCGATTGGAGTACGTGTGACCTACATCTCCCCCCTCCGCGACCGGATCGCCGTGATCCCCGACAAATGGCGCGACGACGTGACCCGCATGGGCATCGTGGTTCCAGCCAAGGAAGGCATCGGCACCAGCCAACTTCAGCTCGGGCGCCGTGGCACCGTGACGCACTGCGGGCCTGACGTTGACCCGGACCAGCTCAAGCCGGGCGACCGGGTGCTGTTTGGCGAATGGGAATACCCGGTGCTGCACGCCGATGGGCAGCGGTATCTGGTGCTTCAGGACAAAGACGTGGTGGGCGTGATTGAGCCCGAATGGACGGAGCCGTGATGGGCGTATTTGACGACATCCCCGCTTGGGCGCGCTTGCCGCAACCGCCGCTAGCGCACATGGCCGCGCAGGCCACCACGCAGCCGTGGACGCCGGAGCGCAAGAAACCTGGCAGGCCCAAGGGTGCCAAAGACAGCAAACCTCGTGTTAAACTGCCGGCAGAACCGCAGCCAAAGGAGCCTGACAATGGCGACACTTCGTGACACGATCAACGCCGAAATCACCGATCTGGACGCTAAAGCCGCTCAGAAGCGCGCCGACTTGGCCAACTTGGAGGCGGTTGCGCCGGACTTCCTCGGGCAGGAAGTGGACAAGATCAAGCATTTTTTCAGCTTGGACGCGATCAGGCGCCAGCTTGGGCTCTGAAAAACTTTCAGAGGTAATCAATGCCTCGCGGCGGCGCTAGGCCAGGAGCCGGCCGTAAGACAGGGGTGCCAAACAGGGCTACGGCAGAGCAGGCTAAGGCCATCGCCGAGTCGGGCATGACCCCGCTAGAGTTTTTGACCACGGTCTATCGCAACAAAAGGCTGGACATCAACCTCCGGGTCAACGCAGCCAAGGCAGCATCGCCCTACGTACACCATTCCCTTAGCAGCGTGGACATGGCGCTCACGGGGCAGGTGCAGCTAGGCGGTATCAGGTCGGATGATGTTGAGGGCGCATGCCCGCCATCCTGACCCCCAAGCAGGTTGAGGCCCAGCGCCTGCTAGGCGGCAAGGCCCAACACATCATGCTGTGGGGCGGCAGTCGCAGCGGCAAGACGTGGCTACTGTGCCGGCGCGTGCTGGCCCGTGCCCTGATGGCACCCGACAGCCGCCACCTGATCTGCCGCTACCGCATGAACGCGGTGATGCAGTCGATTCGGGCCGACACTATGCCCAAGGTCGCCAAAGCCGAATGGCCGGCGTTGAACCTTGAGTGGCGCGACCGCATGGGCTACTGGGAGCTGCCCAACGGAAGCCAAATCTGGTTGGCCGGGCTAGACGACAAGGAACGCGTGGAGAAGATCCTTGGCCTGGAGTTCGCCACCATCTACCCGAACGAGTGCAGTCAGATCCCGTGGGGCAGCATCGGCCTGCTAACCACCCGCCTGGCGCAGAAATGCCGCATCAAGGGGCCAGGCCTGCCTGATGCCGACTTGCCGCTGCGCATGGTCTATGACTGCAACCCGCCCAGCAAAGCGCACTGGACGTATCGCCTGTTCGTCGAGCACCGCGATCCTGAGTCAAAGCTGGGTCTGCCGCATCCTGAGAATTACGTCTCCATGCAGATGAACCCTGCTGATAACCGGCAGAACCTGCCCGATGGCTACATCGAAAACACGCTGGGCGGGCTGAGCCAGCGGCTGCAGAAGCGCTTTCTGCGCGGTGAGTTCGCCGATGCCACGCCCAATGCTTTATTCCCCGACGAACACATCGAAAGGTGGCGCCATGTCACAGGAGAACTACCCCAACTCCAGCGGGTCGTCGTTGCGGTCGATCCTTCTGGCAGTGGTGATACTGACAACGCTGATAACGACAGCATCGGCATCGTTGTTGTGGGTCTTGGTGTCGATGGGAACGCCTACGTGCTCGAGGACTGCACCGTCAAAGCCGGACCAGCCACCTGGGGCAACGTTGCTACAACCGCATTTGACCGGCACCAGGCCGACGTGATCGTGGGCGAGGTGAACTACGGCGGCGCCATGGTCGAAACCGTCATCCAGACCGCCCGGCCGCGCACACCATTCCGGCAAGTGACCGCCAGCCGAGGCAAGGCGGTACGCGCGGAGCCCTTTTCGGCTTTGTACGAGCAAGGTAAGATTCGGCACGTCGGGTTCCATCGGGAGCTGGAGGACGAACTGGGCGGATTCAGCACCACGGGATACCTCGGACAAGGCTCGCCAAACCGGGCGGACGCGCTGATCTGGGGCCTGACCGAGCTATTTCCGGGGCTGGTCAATCCGCGCCGGGTCAAAACCAAGGCCGTGGCGCCAGCGTACCAAGGGGCCGATGCGTGGATGTCGTGAAGACTGACTTGTCGTTTATGTCCGAGGATAAGCAGGCAGAACTGTTGCTCCTGTTGGCCGATTTTTTTGACCTCTGGCAAGAACTGCATCGCGTCATTCCGACCGGCGACAAGCCCAAGATGGAGGCTGCATCAACCGCGCTGGTGGACCAGGCCAATGCGGTGCGGGCGTTCTATGGCTGAGGTGTCGATTGCCGCCAAGCTCAAAGCGTGCCGCGTCTGCTTCTTCTGGGACCGCTTCAGCTTTCAGCATGGACTGTGCAGGAACAAGTCACCGGCCTTTGATGCGCAGACTGGCGGCGCAAAGTGGCCTCGCACTGAGCACGACGACTGGTGCAACGATTGCGCACCAGACCCCCAAAGGCTTAAGGAAAAGCATGATGGATGACCGCTGCCTGATCACGCCATACATGATTCAGTGCGAACTGGAGCATCTGGCCGGCTTGCCTCGCAAGTCCACGACGCTGCTCATGGTTTACGACGTTGTTAGCGATGAACACAGCCTTCGGTGGAACGTTGACGACAACTTTTTCGTATCTCGCCGCGCTCCTGCTAAGCACAGACGCCTGAGCCTGGACAACTTCAGCCGCAGGCACTGCGTACCAATGGTGGAGACCATGCGCAACAGCTTGGTAAGGCAATGTTTGAGGTCTGACTGTGGCGCCTAGCCTGATCACGCACCGCATGATCCAGGCCGAGCTTGAGCGGCTAGCGGGACTGTCCAAGGGCAGCACCAGCTTGCACGTGATCCACGAAGGCGAGCGCATGCTGTGGCAGGTGGGAAACCGCTTTATCCGCGTTGGCCCTGTGCAGGCCGCCGATCTGCGGCTAAGCCTTGACGACTTTGCTGGCCTGCACTGCCAGCCGGTGGTGGCAAAGATGCGCGAGGGTGCCAATGGATGACCAGTCCAGCCGTGACCTGAAGCCTGGCGCCACCGATCAAGACATTATCCAGTCGGCGGTCAAGTTCCTGCACCTGTGCGAAGACGCCGAAAGCGAAAACCGCCAGCTTGCCCGCGAGGATGTGCGATTCCGCGCCGGCCAGCAGTGGCCCGTGCAGATTCAGGGCAGCCGCACGCTGGACAGGCGCCCGGCGCTTACCATCAACAAAACCGACGCCTACTGCACGCAGGTCGAAAACCAGCAGCGCCAGCAGCGACCCCGCATCAAGGTGGATCCGGTCGGCAGCCAGGCCACGGTCAAGGTGGCGCAGGTTTACCAGGGACTGATCCGGCACATCGAGAACAACCGTGGAGGCGGCGACCTAGCGTACGACACGGCATTTTCGTGCGCCATCACGGGCGGCGAGGGCTACATCCGGGTGCTGGCCGACTACGTGTCGGAGACCGGGTTCGAGCAGGAGTTGTACCTTGCTCCTATTGAGAACCCGTTCAGCGTCCACTACGACCCCAATTCGGTGTGGCCCGACGGCAGCGACGGTGAAGAGTGCCTGATCGAGACGATGATGCCCAAGAGCACGTTTCGGCGGCTTTACCCGGGCAAGGACGACGGCGCCGACTTTGAGGCCAGATCGCTGGGCACGGAGGGCGATTCTTGGGTAAATGCCGAGGACATCCGCGTGGCCGAGTATTGGCGCATTGAGCGCAAGCCACGCACGCTGTGCATGCTGGCCGACGGATCCGTGGGCTGGAAGGACACGCTGCCGCCTGGGTTGCCGCAGGAGTTTATCTTGCGCGAACGGCGCAGCTTTATGCGCCAGCTCAAGTATTGGAAACTGACCGCCACCGAGGTGCTTGAACAGCGCGACCTGCCCGGCAAGTGGCTGCCGATCATCCCGGTCTACGGCAAGGCCATGATCGTGGACGGCAAGCGGCGCCGTAAGGGGCTGGTCCGATCGGCCATTGACCCGGCCCGGAACTACAACTACTGGCGGTCGGCCCAAACCGAGTACATGGCGTTGGCTCCAAAGGCCAAGTGGGTCATGGCGGCCGGTCAGGACGAGGGTTTTGAGAACGAGTGGCACGACGCAAACAACAGCAGCGCGCCGGTCCTGCATTTCAACCAGCGTGACGCCGATGGGGCACCTGCACCTGCGCCTGTGCGCCTGCAGCCCGAACCGCCTCCGGCTGGCATCATGGCCGCTGCTGCTGCGATCAGCGAAGACCTAAGCGCCGTGCTGGGCATTGTGGACCCAGCTGTACGCATCGGTGGCAACCAGAGCGGCAAAGCGCTGCAGGCCGAACGCCAACAGTCCGACACCGCCACCTTCAATTTTTACGACAACCTGACACGCAGCATGGCGCAGGTTGGCCGGATCCTTGTTGACCTAGTGCCAAGCTACTACGCCGAGCCGGGCCGCATCGTACGCATCATCGGCGACGACGGCAAGGCCAAGCCGGTGACGCTGAACGAGCAAAACCCAAGCCCAGGGCCAGACACGCCAGGGCCGGTTGAAGCCATCCTGAACGACGTTACGACCGGTGAATACATGGTGGTCATGGACACTGGGCCGGGCTTGACCACCAAGCGTCAGGAGGCCGTGGCCGCGCTGATGCCGCTGCTGGGCAACAACGACCAGCTTATGAACGTGGCTGGCGACCTGATTTTCCGCAACATGGACTTCCCCGGTGCCGACATCATTGCCGACCGCTTGGCCGCAGCCAACCCGATGGCGCAGATCGACAGCGAGAGCGAGATCCCGCCCCAGGTGCAAATGAAGCTGCAGCAGCAGGATGCCACGATCAAGCAGCTTGAGCAGCAACTGCAGGCCGCTGGCATGGAGCTAAAGACCCGCGCAGGCATTGAGCAGATGAAGCAGGACGGCGCCACCAAACGTGAGCTGATGAAGCAGACCTCGGCTGTCCACATCGAAAACCAAGAAAACGACGCCTGGATGGAGGACACCCACGTCAAGGCGCAGGTGGCCCTGTCGGTGGCCGAGATCAACGCCTTCCGCGAGCTGCTCAAGACCGGCATCAACAACCGGGCCGACTTGGAGGTGCTGAACCGCACCGTCGAGCAGGAAGAGGCCGAATTGACCATGATGACACAAGCGAGGACGCAATGAGCGGTGAAGTGGCTGATGCCAATCTAGTGACGGGCGAGACCCTGGTGCAATGGACGCAGGACCGCATGCCGCCGCGCGAGGAACCGCCAGCGCCTGCCGAGCCCGAGGCCAAACCAGCGGCAGAGGCCAAGACGGATACCGAGCCTGCGCCCAAGTCTGTTGAGCCTAAGGCTGAGCCTGCTGACCAGGAAAGCGCCGAAAGTCGGGAACGCAAAAATCCGGTACGTGACGACATCACCAAGCTGCGCGCGGCCCGCCGCGAAGCCGAGGAACGCGCTGCCGCTGCCGAAGCACGTGCCCGTGAACTGGAGGCCAAGCTCAACCCGCCCAAGCTGGACGACATTGAGGCCGTCATCGGCCCGCGTCCCAAGGCGTCCGAGTTCACCGACATTGACGAATTCAGCAACGCCCTAGAGGATTGGGGCGGCAAGCGCGCCATCATGCTGGACGCCCAGCAGCGCGGCGCCCAAGCCGCAGAGCAGTCACGCGCCGAGCAGATCAAGACGTTCCGCGAGCGTCAGGCTGCTTTTAAGGAAGCGCACGCCGACTATGACGATGTGGTTGGCAGCGCGGCCGACATCCCAGTGGCGCAAGACCTGCTCGACGAAATGCTGGGCAGCGACATGGGCCTGGCGGTGCAGTATTACCTTGGCCAGAACCACGACGAGATTAAACGCCTGAACAGCCTGAGCCCTGCGAAGCGTATGCTGGAGTTTGGCAGGCTGGAGACGCGGCTGAAACTGGAGGCCAAGGCTGCCGGTGCTGACACGGCCTTGGAAGTAACGCCAGCAGCCACGCGCCAGCGCCAGGCGCCGCCAGAGCCGGTGCGGCCCATTGCCACGGCCAGCGCTGGCAACGCGGCCAATGGCTACTTTGACGCCGATGGCGAGTTCACGGGCACGCCTGAGCAGTGGGCGGCCTTGCGGAAGTCGGGCAAGATCAAGTAGACTCCGCGCATCCGGGTCAATAGGCGTCCACCGGAGCGCTTAAAACAACAACGTCGAGCGTGCCTGCGTCAGTGGCACCGACTATTCGGCCGTAAGCCGGGGAACCGTCGTCATACCTCCGCGTTAGCGAGGCCGCACAGGTCACGTTATTCACTACCGGAGGCTGCCAGATGGCGACCAATACCCTGCTGACAATCAGCATGATCACCAACGAAGCGTTGATGGTCCTGAGCAACGAGACCGTCTTCGCCTCGCAGGTGAACCGGTCCTACGATTCCCAGTTCGCCATCGCAGGCGCCAAGATCGGCGACGTGGTAAACGTCCGCCGCCCGGCCCGCTTTGTCGGCACGACCGGCCCGGCGCTGAACGTCGAGGACTTTACGCAGTCCAGCCTGCCCTTGCAGCTCACGACGCAGTTCCACGTGGACGTGCAGTTCACGATGAAGGACTTGACCCTGAGCCTGGGCGAGTTCAGCGACAACGTAATCCAGCCAGCCATGGCAACCATCGGCAACAAGATCGACAGCGACTTGTGCATCATGGCCAAGAACAGCACCGGCAACATCGTCGGCGTGGCCGGCACCCGCCCGAGCGGCCTGCTGACCTACCTGAACGGTGGCGCGTACCTTGACGCCGAAGCCGCACCCCGCGACGGTCGCCGCTGCGTGGTTGTTGAGCCGTTCACCAGCGCCGCCATCGTGGACAGCTTGAAGGGCCTGCTGGCCCCAGCTGAAAAGATCGGCACGCAATACACCAAGGGCCTGATGGGCCGCGACAGCGCCGGCATGAACTGGAAGATGGACCAGAACATTGTCAGCCACACCTTCGGGGCCTGGACCACCACAGCTGGCACGCTGAGTTACAGCACGATCGCGCTGACCGGCGCCATCACCAGCGGCTGGGCGCAGACCAGCACCATCACCCTGACCAACACGCAAGCCCTGACGCTGAACCAGGGCGACACGATCCAGATCGCCGGCCTGTTTGCCACCAACCCGCAGAACCGCCGCGCCTACGGCGGCAACCTGCTGCGCTCGTTTGTGATCCAGAACACGGTCACCGCAGCGGCTGGCACCATCAGCGTGACGGTGGCTCCGGCCATCATTACTGCTGGCCAGTTCCAGAACGTGGTTGTCGGCACGACCAGCGCCACGGCCACGGTCACGCCGTTCAACCTCGCAACCGGCACCGCAAACGCCGTGGTAAGCCCGCAGAACATGATTTTCCACCGCGATGCCTACGCGCTCGTGATGGCCGACCTGCTGATGCCGATGGGCGTCCACTACGCCGGCCGGAAATCGGACCCCAAAACCGGGTTTAGCATCCGGGTGGTGACGCAGTACACCATCAACAACGACGCCATGCCCACGCGCTTTGATGTGCTGTACGGGACCGGGCCGCTGTACCAAGAACTCGGCTGCCGCGTGGCCGCTTAACCGCAACCTTATCAGGAGCACCCACACATGGCAGCCCCCAACACACAGAACACTGGCCACCCGATTGGCGGTGGCGCAAGCCCGTCCTACCTTGGCGGCCCTGGCGGTCAGATCGGCTTTTTCCAAGACCCCTACGGCGCGCAGTTTCTGGCGACGATCAACGGCACGGTGATGACCGTGCTGCAGCTTGTGTCCGGCACCATCGTACCCGGCCAGCAGCTGACCAATGCCGGCGGCGCACCCGTGACCACGCCGAACGTGACCATCGTCAGCCGTGGCACCGCCACGACGCAGGATGGCCCCGGCGCGCTGGGCACTTACAACCTGAGCGCATCGCTGACCTACGCCACCGCCACGCTGTTCAGCTCGGCCGATGGTGCCGTGCCGCAGCCGTCCAGCCTGAACGCCACCACCAGCATCACGGCCAACTTGGCGCAGACCAACGCCATGTACAACGCCACGTCGGCGGCAACCATCGTCAAATACCAAGCCACGCTGAACGTGACCACAGCGCCGGCCACCAGCGGGATCACGGCAACCACGTCGGTCACCAGCACGCTGCAGCTGCAGCCGTATCAGCCCAGCTCGTCCAGCTCGGTGTTCGTGGTCAACAAACCATCGCACCAGGCCGGTATCGCCGTCGGCTCGGTGCGGTGCCTGACCAGCGGTGTCTTTAACGTTGACTTTGCTCAACTGACCGGCACAGGCACTGCCAACACCGCCGA